CGAGGATGTTGTTGGGCAGCCTCGGGTCCCGGTAGGCGCTGAACGTGCTCGGGATCGTCTGCATCAAGCCCTGGGAGGGCTGGCCACGCTGGGCGTTGATGTCCCAGTCGTTGCGGGCGTTGGGGTTGCCGCCGGACTCCCGCATGATCAAGGTCTCCAGCGGGCGGGCCCACGACGCGTCGACGCCGGTGAGCTGGATCGCCGCGGCGATCCACTTGCCCAGGTCACCTCCCCCGCCGAACAGGCCGCCGAGCTTGTCGGACAGCCAGTTCACCGCCGAGCTGATCAGCTTCTCCGGGATCGCGCCGAGCATGTCGGCGAACCGCGACGCCCCGCCGATGCGCGCGGCGACCCAGGCGCGCGGGTCGCGCCACAGCGCGGCGAGCTCGTCGCCGATGCCCGGTACCCACGACAGCAGGTCGCCGACCACACCGCCGCCGGCGAACCCCGCCACCCCGCGGCCGCCGGCGACGGTGCCGCTGCGGCCGGACGCGGCGTAGTTCGCGGCCATGATGTTGCGCGGGCCGATGGCCGCGGTGAGCTCAGGCACCAGCACGGACTCACCGGGTGAGAGCAGCGACGGCACGACGTCGCGGCCCGGCGCGTAGCCGGGCACGACGAACCCGCCACCGGCGAAGGTGATCGGGTTGGCGTACGGGAGCTCGGCGACGCCGACGAACCCGGCGACCTTGTTCCACACGCTGCGGATGCCGTCGTTGTAGACGGCGTTCACCACAAAATTAACGGGCCCGGCGAGTTTCGATTTGAGGCCGTCCCAGATACGGCCGATCCACTCGACGCCCTTGTCGAACGCGGCGCCGACCGCGTCGACCCCAGACCGGATTCCGTCGAACGCCGGGCTGATGACGTTGTCCCAGACCCAGCGGATCACGGAACCGACACCGTCGAACGCCGGGCGAATCCCGTTCTGCCACAACCACACCGCCGCGTCGGCCAGCAACCGGAACGCCGCGATGTGCAGGTCAATGACCGGCGAGATCACGTTCTGCCACAGCCAGGTCGCCACCGCGGCGATGCCCTCGAACGCGGGCTGAATCCCGTTCTGCCACAACCACAATCCGGCTGCGGCGAGCAGCTTGAACGCCGCGACGCCGGGCAGCACGAACAGCGTGATGATCACGGCGGCGAGGATCCGCACGGCGGTGTCGATGAAGCTGAACGCCGGCTGCAGGGCGTTCTGCCACAGCCACACGGCCGCATCGCCGATCCACTTGATCGCGGCCACGATGGCGATGAACGCCGGCCTGAGATAGATCTCCCAGGCCGCCAAGGCGATGTTCTTGATGATCTCCCAGGCACCGATCCAGAAGTTGCGGAAGCCTTCCGAGGTGTTCCAGAAGTAGATAAACGCGGCGACCAGCGCGGCGATCGCGCCGATGATCAAACCGATCGGGTTGGCGTTGAGGGCCACGTTCCACGCCCACTGGGCGGCGGTGGCGATCGCGGCGCGCTTGGCCCACAGGTCCATCGCGATCGCGACGGCCTTGTACGCCACGGCGAACGACGTGACGACGATGACCAGCGGCACCAGCCATTCGCGGTTGCGCTGCACCCACTCGCCCGCGGACACAAGCGCGGGCACCAGGTCGCCCTGGATCCAGCCGACGAGGTCGACCAGGACAGGGACCACCTGACCGCCGAGGACGTCGACGGCCCACATCTTGGTTTCGCGCACGAACGTTTCGAGCGCGGCCTGCGGGCTGGCGGCGATGGTGTCGCCCATGCGCTGCGCGGCGCCGGTGACCTCGCCCAGGCCGCCGACGGCGGCCGCCGGGTCGAGCGCGTACAGCGCCGCGCCCAAGTCCTCGGCTTTCGTGCCGAACAGGCCGACCGCCGCCTGGGCCTGCATCACCGGGTCCTCGATGCCGCGCAGCCGGTCGAGCACGGTCTGCAGGCCGGCGGACGCGTCGGTGCCGCCGCGGGCGATCTGCTGCGCGGTGGCGGTGGCGTCCAGGCCCAGCGTCTTGTACGCGGCCGAGGTCGCCGCCGAGCCGTCGATCGCACGGATCGAGAACTCTTTCAGCGCGTCGGCGACCACGTCGCTGTCGCGGGCGCCGGCCTTGAGCCCCTGGGACAGGATCGCGGTCGCGGTCGCCCCGTCGAGGCCGAGCTTGCGGAACTGCGTCGAGTACTCGCTGAGCGTGTCGAGGAAGTCGTCGGCGACGTTGACGCCCTGCTGGAAACCGCGGGTGACGATGTCGATGGCGGCCTCGGCGTTGGGCGCCATGTCGGTGCGCAGCAGCACACCGACCGAGCGCATCGCCTTGGTGATGTCGACGCCGAACACCTTCTGCAGGTTCAACGCCTTGCCGGTGATGGCCTCGATCTGGGCGCTGGTGGCGTCCTCGGCCAGGGCACCGGACTGGTGAACCGCGCGCAGGCCTTCGGCGACGCCCTGCAGCGATTCGCCGTAGTTGTTGGCGTACAAGCGGCCCGCGATCTGGCCGAACTCGGCGGCCATCTGCGGGGTGGCGCCCAGCTGGGCGGCCAGGGTCGCCTGCACGTCGGTGCCCGCCAGAGCCTGGCCGATCAGGTCGATGCCGCCACCGACACCGACCGCGGCGACGGCGAACCCGGCGGCGGCCTTGGCCGCACCGGCGAGCTGGCCGGCGTACTCCCCCAGGCCGCGGCCGCCGGCGCCAGTCGACTCGACCACGTCGTCGGTGGCCTCGTCAGCGTCCTTCTGCGCCTTCTCCAGAGCCTTGGTCGCGCGGGTCGCGTTGTCGGTCGCGGTGGCGGCCGCGCGGCGGGCGGCCGCCAGGCGCTCCTCGGCCGCGGCCTTCTGCGAACCGCTCGCCTTCTCGCCCAGCGCACGGACTTCGTTGAGCTTCTCCTCGGCGATGCGGACCTTGCCGGCCGCGTCTGCTTCCTTGTTGCGTGCGGCGGCCAGCGCGGCGCCGAGCTGGTCGACCTTGGCCTGCGCGGCGGCGATGCCGCTGCCCAGCTGCCGGCCCGCCTGCTGACCGGCCTGGGTGGCGACACGCTCGAGCTCGACGGCGACCTGCTGGCCGGCGCGCGTACCCGCGCCGGCCGCTTCCTTCGCCAGGTCCGAGCCGAAGGCGGCCATGCTCGGGATGACGTCGACCCACACCGCGTCGGTGTTGCGTCCCACGGCGACACCACCCCCTGTCTCGGGTCAGGGCGGAGGTGCCGCCGGTGCGGGCTCGATGAACGTCACCGCCTTGGGCGGCGGTGGCGGTGCGGAAAGCGAGTCGAGGTACGCCTTCGTCTCCGCGATCGAGCGGTTACCGCGGTCGCCGAGCGTGTTCTTGCCCGGCTGCTTCCTGCCAGGCCGCGGCAGCGGTTTCGGTTTCTTCGCCTTGCCGCCGGCCTGCTTGATCTGCGCGACGCCGACCTCGGCGATCCGGTCGGCGACGATCGCCAGCAGGTGCTCGATGTCCTGCCAGTGGTGGCCGTTGAGCTTGCGGGCGCGGGCACTGCTGGGCGGCAGGTTCTCGATCAGGACGCGCAGCTGCCGCAGTGAGCGCTGGCCGCGCCAGTACTCGGCGATCGGGTCGCCGCCGTACTCGGCGATCAACGCCGCCTCTGTTGCCTCCTCTGCACCCGCGACAAGGTCGACGACTGTGTAGGGCGGCCCTTGCCGTCGACCTCCTGGGCGTCCTGCCGGATCTGGTCGATCAACAGCGCGATGTGCGAGGACTGGCCGCCGCAGGCACGGAACTCGTCGTACTGGTCACCCAGGACGTACTTGCCGAACTCGACGTCGCCGCGCACGTCGGACAAGCCTTCCTTCCACTCGTCGGTGGCGAACAGCGGGTGCGGCATCTCGAACACCTTGCCGCCCTGGCTGAACGTGACCATGTCGCCGTCGTGGCCCAGCGCGTCACGCCGTTGCTGAACGACCGCCTCGAGGCTGTAGTCGACGTCGACGTCGAGGTCGTCGGCGGCGACGTCGGGCGTGGCCTTCACGGGCGCCTTGGCCGGTGCCCTGCGAGCGACCGCCTTGGACGTGGCGGCGCGGCCCGCGCGCTGCTGTGTTCCTGATGCCATCGGTTCTGCTGCTCCTGTCCTGGCGGGGTTGGCGGGGTGGAGACCGGCGCAACCACCCCGCCAAGGGTCTGCGCCGGCCTCCGATCAAGAGGTGGAACCCGGCAGCGCCGCGGTCAGGGGGTGACCGGCGCCGTCCAGCCCTCCATGAACATGCGGCGGACGCTGATGCCGTCCGGGCCGACGTACGCGGTTACCGTGCACTCGTAACCGATCAACGTGTCGCTCTTGTAGACGATGTCGCCGCGCTCGGTGACCTCGCCGTACGGGATGAGCGCGCGCCGCGCGTACACGCCGTCGACGACGTCGACCGCGAACCGCCGCAGGTCCTGCTTCGGCTTGCCCTGCTCGTCGAAGATCACCACGTCGATGTCGCCGGTGGTGTCGAGCGTGACGTCGTCGATGCCGACGTTGTAGTACAGGCTGACGGTGTTCCAGCTGGTCTCCCACAACGTCATCTGGAACGTCTTCTGCGAGGTGGTGACCTCGCTGCGGATCGCCGACAGCGACTGCCACGGCACGAACTCCTGGCGGTCCTCGGAACGCGCCTCGGTGATGCCGTCATCGCTGATGTAGCCCAGGTTCACCCAGCCGGTGGGGAACGCGACCATCGACGCGGGCATCGCGGTGGCCAGCGGCGCGGTACGGAAGGCACCCGTCACGCCGAGGCGGACCAGCTCGGCATCCAGGCCGCTGTTGACGTCGGGCACAGCGGGTGTGCTCATCTTCACTCCTCGAGGTCGGATCGGTGCGCCCACACCGATCGGTGAGGGGGCCTGGGTGGCGGGGTTTCAGGAGGTGACGGCCGCACGCATCGTCAGCCCGACGACGCCACCCCACCGGAAGGTTCGATCGGTGAAGTTGGGCCTGTAGTCAGGCGTGCTGGGCACGACCACGGCGGCGACGCGGCCGAACTCATCGGAAAATCCACGCAGGTCAGGCAGCAGCCCGAACACCATGTTCGCGAGGTTGTAGGCCTCGGTGGAATCGGGTGCGTAGGCGTCGACGTCCAGCCGCGGCCGCCACAGCTGCACCGGTCCGTTCCAGGCCGGCGAGTCCGCCGGCGAGGCCACCGGCTGCACGGTGATCGCGCGCAGCACACTGACGCCCAGCTCGCCCGGTGGAGCGTCCGCCACCACGACACTGTCGACCGTCAGGACCGGTTGCGCGGACAGCCAGGCGACCATCAGCGCGACCGGATCGGGCGGGATGACGCCCATCGCCGCTACTTGTTGGTGGTCGGGGCAGCGCTCGCGTCGCCCGGCTTCTCAGGCTTGGCCTTGCTCGCCTGTGCCCCTTCCGTGTCGGCCAGACCGGCGGGCGGGGTGGCCTTGGATGCCGGTGGCGCAGCACCAGCGGGAGCGGCCAGCGGGGCCGATGCGGCCGCCGGCGGGGCGTCGGATGCGAGCTCACCGTCGGCACCAGTGGAGATCTCTTCCTCGGTGGCGGGCCGGGCCCTGCCGGTCCTGATCAGCATCTTCGCCGTGTCGTCAGGGAGATCCTCGACGGTGCCCTGCTTGGCGATATCGCGATTGAACGTGTGCACGACCTGCACGGCAGTTCTCCTTACGGGTTGTAGGGCATGCCGGACGCGCGGCCCAGCACGCGACGCCGGGGCGTGGCGGCGGTGCCGTGCTCGGCGTCGACGTTGCTGCTGCTGACACGGGCATAGCCGCGGCCGCCGGGCCGGGTGCCGATCTCGACGGTCACGACGGTGTCGACGTCCTCGGCGGCGGCGATCCCCACTGCCGAGGACGCGATCCGCTCGGCGACCTGCTCGCACTTGGCCCTCACGGCGGGCAGATTGGTGACCTTGCGGAAACTCTCCGGACTCAGCCGGAACCGGGCACGGGCACGAGCAGGCATATCGGCTACCCCTTCACGATCTGTAGGTCGATCTCGACGTGGTGCACGCGGCCGGGGAAGACCGGGTGCGGCCAGCGGGAGACCTCGCCCACGACCTCGAGCACGCGGTCGGCCCACCGAATGCGGTCGGTCGGCAGCACGTCCAGGTCGACGCCGGCGCGCGACTGCACCCGCCAGCGGACGATGACCCGTTCACCAGGCTGCGAGCTCGACTCGCTGCTTCCGGCCGGTTGCACCGACACGTCGCGGAAGGCGTGTTCGTCAGCGTTCGCCCAGTCCCGCTGCGGCCGGCCGTGCGAGTCCGTGCCCGTCTGCTCGGCGCGCAGTCGCGTGATGGTCTGGTCGAACATCTGCCGGCCCATCGCTCCCCTTTCCTGGTCACCACTGCTTCGGCAGCGGGCACGCCTCGGGGAACTCCCCCACCGGCCGACCGGCCAGACGCGGATAGGCGCCCTCGGCCTCGTCGAGAATTTGCTTGCGGCGCAACGCAACCGCGCCGTAAGCGACGGTCTGACCGCCCACCGTCGTCGAGCTGACGAGGGTCGGGTTGTCGTAGACCAGGGCGGCCAGCTCGACCAGCCATGCCCACACGTCCTCAGGAACCGGGTCGGGGGGCCACTGCTCGAAGTGGCAGCGGCCCCTCAACCAACCAGTGGCGATCCGGATCGCCGAGTCGGCCCATTCCGTGCGGACCATGCTCGCGTCCTGCTGCAGGTAGTTCGCGACGTCCTGCGGCGTGATCAGCGCACCGGCCATCGCGATCAGACCTCGCCGTACTTCGCGATCAGGTCCTGTTTGCTGGCCGCGTTGGCCTCACCCTCCGGCATGCCCTTGCCGACGGCATACGCCACCCAGCGGGCTTTCACGGCGCTGAGCGGGGGCGGCCCCTGCCCCTCTTCCTCGGCGTCAGCCGCACCCTGGTCGCCGGTGAACTCGGCGGCCTGGCCCTCGTCGTCACCGCTGCCGGTACCGGAATCGCCCAGGTCAGCAGTGCCATCACCTTCCGTGGTGCTCTGCGGAAGGTTGACGATGACCGGTTCGACCGGGGCCGGCGTGCTGGGCTGCGCCGGTTCTTCGGCCTTCTGCTCCTGGGCCTTGGCGATGGCCGCATCGAGGGCTGCCACGACATCGGCCTCGGTGGCGTCGAGCGGCAAGTTGAGCCGATCGCGCAGCACCGCGTCGACGCGGCTAGCCCGCGCGACGTGCGGCACGACCGGCGTGCCGCCCTGTACCTCGGCCGGCAGCTCGACGACGCCCTCGTCGAGCTTGGGCACGAGATCGGCCTTGGTCCCGAACGCGCCGTGCTTCTCGCCGCGCTCGAGATCCTTGCCCGACACGTTGATGACCTCGCCGCGGTACGCCGTGGTGAGCTGTTTCGTGCTGCTGTCGGTGTACCTGAACAGGCCGTGAATGACGAGTCGCTTGGGCACGATCAGCCTGCCAATCCGGTGACCTTGCGGATCGACAGGGGGTTGGTGATGCCCATGACCGGCCGCACGGACGACTGGGTCCAGTACGACTCGACCTCGGGGTCGTACCAGGTCTGGGTGCCCATCCCCTGCTCGTACTCCAAAAATCCGACCTGGCCGCGGGCGACGGCGTAGGCGCTGCCGGCAGCGACGCGGTTGGTGGGAAACACCTCGTCGATGCCGAACGAAGTGAGCACGTCGCGCCAGTTCGGACCGTAGATGACGCGCAGCGCGGCCATTTCCTGCGGGTTGACGATCCACAGGTCGTAGTTGACGCCGAGCTCGTCCTGGTCGGCCAGCAGCTGCGCCGCGGCGAAGTCGGCCGCCGGGTACTCGCTGTTGTTCGACGCCGAGGTGCCGGCGGTGATCACCGCCTGCCAGTTGTTGCCGACGAACGTGCCGGCGCCGCCCAATGAGGCGATGGCGGCCTCGAGCTCGGCGACCGCGCGCGTGTTGACCTTGCGCACGATGGTGTTCGACAACTGGGTGACCTGGTTGTTGAACATGACGATGTCGTTGCGCTTGCGCGCCTCGTCGGTGACCTTGAACTTGCCACCGTACTTCTCGACCTCGGCGATCTTCGGGCCGCGCCGTTCGCTGCCGATGACCGGGAACTCGGAACCGGGCGCGACGCGCTCGACGTCGCGCTTGGTGTAGAGATCGTTGGCGAGCAGCTGTTCGTACATGATCGCGCCACCGTTCACGGCGGTGCCGCCGGTGGAAAAGATCCTCGACACGATGAACCGCTGCAGCGAGATGTCGATCAGCCGACGCGAAATCCGCGCGGGCTGCTGCAGCATCAGGTCGACGGTGTACTGCGTGGTGTTCGTGATGACGGGTGGGCCCAGCGGGTACTGGACCGGGGCAGGTGCGGTCATGGGTGGTTACTCCCCTTCTCAGTACAGGCTGATCTCGGCGTCGGTGGCGTCGGCGGCACCGGTGATCGCGTAGCCGACGGCCTTCCCTGCGGCCAGGGTGACGGCGGTGCCGTTGGCGCCGACCTCGACCTCGGCGAACGCCGCGATCGCGCCGCCCGCGGTCACGAACACGACGCGGGAGTTGCCGCGCAACACGGTGACCTTCTTGCCGATGGCCGCGTCGTACGCGGACACGCCGCAGATGCGGCCGGCGGCGTCCGCGTGGGCGACGGCGATGTTGCCGTCGCTGCGGTTACCGCTGATCTTCAAGAACCGCTTGCCGGTCACGGCGGCACTGGTGTGGCCGGTGACGTGCTGGCCGGGTTCGTAGACGCCGGGGTTGTCGTTGGCCACGGGTCAGCTCTCCTTCTGCGTGTGCGTGTTCGGCGTGGACAGGCTCGGGAACCACGAGAGGTCCTCTTCGGCGTTGGCCTGTCCGGCGTGCGGGTTGCCACCGTGGCCGGTCTCGGTGACCGGGACCAGGCCGGGCGCCAGCTTGGCGAGGGTCTCGGCCGCGCCGGGGTCCGCGGCGAGCTGGGCGAGCCAGTGGTCGCGGCGGGACGGCGGGATCCGGCCGTCCTTCACCGCCGCGTCGACGAGGCCGCGCCGGTCCTCGTCCTGCTGGCGTGCGTGCGCGGCGACGCCGAGCTTGGCAGCGGCCTGCAGCTCGGCGAGCTGACCGGAGTCGATGACCACCGTGCCGTTGTCGGCAACCGGGGTCGTCACCTGCGGCGTGGAGACCGGGGCGGGCGCCGCGGCCGGGTCGACCGGCGCCGCGGGCAGCTTCTCCTCCAGCGCGGCGGTGACGTCCTCGTCAGACGCGTCCGGGGCCAGGCCCAGGCGCTCACGAACGATCGAGTCGAGGTTGGACACGGGCGTCTC